ATTAAAAATCCTAGGGATATTAATACCCACAGCGGCCACACCGTAAGTCGCCACAATAATCTTGTTATCAACAATTTTAACTTCATCGTATTCTTCTTTCCTATCTTTAGTTTTTACTTTGCCGGAAATAAACACACTATCGGGCAAGTTCTCTTTTAAGAAATCACCACTTTCAATTCTATCTACCAACACCAATGTATTGCCACTTTCGGCAATAGTATTAATTAGGCTAGCAATATAAGTCATCCTAGTTTTATCAGTGACTAGGTATTTTAACTCTTCTGGGTATCCGCTAAACTGTTTCCACTCTGCTGTTTGAATTATGTTTACATGACAATCACTGAGAATACCTTTTTCCTGCAATTCATGTGCTTTGACTCTATGGACAACCTCACCTAAACTTGCCCGTAAACTTTGAAATTCGTGGTCTGCTTTTGGTACTGTTCCAGTTAGTCCCCAGCGTATAGGAGCACTGGCCAAATTGCGTGTCAATAAATTTTTAAGTACCTCAGCTTTGGCCATGTGTACCTCGTCAACCATAACACATTGCACACCTTCTAACAATTCTGCTAAAGTTAATAGTTCCGGATCAACATCGAATTCTTTGGATTTTTTATCTAAAATATTTAAACTTTGCCATGTGCAAATTGTATGAGTTTTATCAAGGTCTTTTCTATCACCGTAGTACACACCAACATCTAATCTGCAGTTAATAAAGTCTTCTTCAGTTTGTTCTACAAGACTTTTGTTAGGAACTATAGTTATGGTTCGACCATATTTTTCACAGATTTTTGCCAAAGTTGCAGTGGTAATTGTTTTACCAAATCCTGTAGCAATTTCTTGTATACACTGAGGATTTTCTAAGAACTTGTTAATGACTTCAACTTGGTCTTCACGCAATCTAATTTTATCTCCGGCAAACCGATGTCCTTCTGGCCAGGTATTTTCACCCCAAAAATCTTCAGAAATTTCAGAAAATTGCAGGGACTCACTTACTCGGTGATCTTCAAGTTCTATATAGAAGTTTTTACTTTCTAAATATTCAAGTACCTGCGGTAGCATTGAAAGATAAGTTGTGCCCCCTAGCCCAAAAAAACTCACTGTTCCATCCCACCTCCCCAATTTATAGGCCGGACGATACCTAGCCGTAGGGTCTTCATATTTGAATTTTTTAACCAAAGCCTTGCGTGTATCAAGATCAAGATTTTCAATCTTGATGTTGACTTCATCTTTGATAATAATTTTACATGAAGACAAGTTGAATATTCCTTGTTTCGGCAGGTGCTGAGTAAAATATCACATTTTCATGAAATTTTACAAAATCTCGCATCGTGTAGTGTACATTATTAAACCCTAGATTAATAATACTATGAAATTTAATTTTAGATTTTAGCACAGGTTTAGGTAATTTGCTACTGATAAAAACTATTTGTGTGTGGTCTTTGATGGGAGAATTCAATCCATTATTTTTCACAAAATTATTGAAATTTAGTTGTGTTTCAGTAGGTAATCGAAACATAACACTCATTTGATGATTTTCTATTCCAATAGATTTTAAAAATCCATAGGTCTGAACTAATTTTTCTAATTCACTTCCACCAGGGATTACAACGAGGCACGGACCCATGAATTTTATGATAGTTTCTAATGAAGAAAATTCATGAATTTTACTATCTACGCAAAATTTATCACCAGGATCTGATTTTAAGAATTGTCTAGTGATTTCGTCAACCTCGTCACTATCAACAAAATTGGAAATTGTATTGTCCCAAGTGGTAATACCCTTTCTTCGAGCTTCAAAGATTGCGGGTAAAATATCCTTACTAACCAAAGGTGGCAAATTTTCGTTAAAATTCACAAATTTTAGGTTTTTTTCGTCTATAACTAACATTGGCACATATTGCTCCATTTTAGTTACTACTTCCGATACCTGGTTAGATAAATTTTTAAATTCATTGTCAATTTCGAAATTTTCATCCTTGGCAAAATTTATTAAAAAATTTAAATTTGTCTCAGTCAGTGAAAAAATCCATGATTTTTGTTCTTTGTCCCAAGTACGATACTCTGATGATTTATTTTCTTTAATTTTTGCAACATAATTTTCATTATAAGGAAAAACTACAGATACTACCTTGCCATAAATTTTATTTTCTATAATAGATATTTTTTTAGATGTATTAGTTTTGCGTATTGGTAATTTATAAACAGGATTTTCTAAAAATGGAGCAGGATCTACTCCAATTGATAAATTTAACCTAGGAGAATATTTTTTTAATATTTTTACAGCAAGTACAGATTGTTTCTCAGTAAATCCAACTCCTAAAGAAATTTGGATATTGAAACTATCAATAATTTTTTGATCATATAGATTAAATTTAACAGGATTAACTGTTACTGATGCCGAAATAAGGTCTTCTATGTTCATAGTAGTACTATTATACATTCATAATGCAATATCTTCAAGGCCTGCGGCACGAAGTTTAATAATGTTACTTAACTGCCACTGTTTGATATCCAAGGCTTTGATTATGCCTAACCATTGGTTTCTAAGCATGGCAAATTCGTTGATAATTTTTTCCATATCAACCACATCTGCCTCACCTTCTACATATTTTTCACAGTCTCGACTGCTTAATGCTCTTTGGTAATTTTCTAAGTATTTTTTAAATGCCTTAGATTTTACTCGCCTAAGTTCTATGTTTAGATACTCAAGTACTGCTTCAACTTCCTGTAACTGATTAAATCTATGTTCTACAATACCAGGCAAAGAAGCCGAGGCTCGTTCCACGTTACCGTGGATTTTTACCTCTTTTTTGGCTTCTTCGATTTGGGTATAAAAATAGTCTAAACAACTAGGAAGGTGTGCTATGTCTTTGCTGACTTTTGCATACCAGGACATAATCAGTCCTCATCTTCATCATAAGACCAATCGTCTTCTTTATCTTCTGCGGCTTCTTCATCTCCACTAACAATGATGTCAATAGCATCATCGAGGTATGTGTCATACCCCACAAGCGCCTTAAGCGTTGCAGAGTCTACATCTTTTCCAAGTAAGAAATCAACAAAATGATTGGCCGCTGTTTCCTTGTTTTTATCAGAAATGTACTCTTTAAATACATCCCATACTTCAATGATTAGATCTTCTTCCATTATACTTCCTCTGTATCTTCTTCTGTTACAGTTGCAACAAGTGTTTCACCATGTTTGTCAATATCTGACATCATAATAGTTAGTCCATCTTTCTCGTTCTTTTCCCATGCTTTGCGGAATTGTTTAATAATTTCACCATCAGTAGTTGTGTATACAAGACTATTGCCTTCTTTCTTCAACATACCTTTAGCTTCAAATAAATCAACCAATCCACTATATGGACTCATACCTGTTGAGTACGGAATCTCAACTTGTACACTTTCAAATGGTTTAGAATAGCGTGTTTTCATGATCTTGCAAGCTGAACGAATTCCATTTACTGTGGTAGTTTTATTACCATCTGCATCTGTTTTTAGTTTCAATTTGCGCATAGCGACCACAATAGAGCTGGCATAGATAAATCCTTGACCGCCACTGATTTTGTCATCTGGGTCAAACATATCTTGTGAAGCGTATGTATGATTTGTACAAACCATACCAACATTCCACGAACCAAACATGTTTACACAGTTACGAACGAGTGATGTAAGTGCTTTAGGTTTACGACCCATATCACCTTTCATCTCGCCTGCTTCAAACTGATTTACATCAGTAGGAGTAAGCAACATTCCCAATGAATCGATTACAAACAAAATCTTTGGACGAGTTTCCTCGGGCATGAGCTTGTACTCTTTCATGAATTCTGAAATAGTTTTTGCAACATCATCGATCATAGCCATGTTAAGTTTTAACAACTTCTCATCGCTAGTATCAACACCTAAGTCCTTTAACCATTTCTCATCAAGTGCATTTTCGGAATCAACAAGAATAACAAATATACCCTGTTCCTGTGCGTGACGGATAATATTTCCGGAGCAGATATATGATTTACCTGCACCGGATTCTCCGGCAAATACAGTTACCTTACCCAGTGGAACTCCATAGTTGAAGTTACCACTGATAAGATAATTTAGAGCATAGTTACCTGTTGATATCCAATCTGTGGGATCGTTAAATCCAATTCCGAGTCCATCAATACTTTTAGTGATAGATTTTCTAAATTTACTAATATCAAATGATTTACCCATTTTATTCCTTTTTTAATTTACAATTGTTACTATGCCATCTAGTATAATTAGATTTTGAAATATTTCATTCATTTTTATTTGTTAAAATTAATGGTTTAATTCTTTTACTGGAACACAGATATCCATCATCTGGATTACATCGGACGGCTGTGCGGGACCCTATATACCATTTTAATGTTGGTATATGGGTCCATTTATACACATAAGCCAGTGTATCCGACATTTTTTTAAGGAGTAATATTCTTTTGACGATTACGAATCATCTGAATAATGTCTGCCGCACGACTTCCAGCATCACCATTTGCCGCGGGTGCTGCCGCTGGAGCAGGAGCCGCTGATTCAAAAGGGACTTCGTCATCTTCAATAGGAGCAGATACTGGTGTTACTGCCTTAGGAGCCGCTACTGCTGGTGCATTACCTGCAGGTGGAGTATAGTTACCTCTCATACCATCTGGTTTGAAATATTGACTCCAACGATCCATGTCATATGCTTCACCATCTACTGAAGCCGCAAACATTTCGCTAATAACTTTGAGTTCAACTTCTGTGGGTTTTTTAGGCAAGAAGCTTTTCAAATCAAACAATCCATACTGTCCAATTGCCGCATGTTCTGCTTCTGAAAGAGCACGCTCACGACGACTCCAATTGCTGGTTGTATAATCTGCATAACCGCCTTTGCTGGTTTTAGCAATCTTAAAATCCAAGCCACGGACATAATCTGTTGGCAATTCTTCAATTTCGGAATCCATTAATGCATTTTTAACAATGTTAAAAATTTGGCTACTCATAATGAATCTACGAATAGGATTTTCTGGAACCTTGTCTTCTTGTAGTTTACTATCAACTACAAATCCTTGGAACAAATATGATTTTTTCTTCCAATATTTACGACCCATATCTTCCAATGATGGATCCTTAAACCAAGGACGAACCTCTGTAAGTACTGGACAAGACTCGCCCCACATTTCCATGCAAGGAACTTGTACTACTACTGGTTTAGAATTTGTGTCACCTTTAACTCCGGCGAATGGCAATCGAATCATTGCTCTTTCAATCCAGAAAAATGTGTTTGATGTGTCCGCATCTGGTAAGAAACGGATTGTAGCGGTTTGTCCTTCTGCGATATTCCAATGCGCAAATATCGCATTGTCTCCGCCTCCAGTTCCCCCACCTTGTTGCGATGAAGCCTGCAACTTGGCTCTGATTTCTGCTAACGTGGCCATAATGTTCTCCTTAATAAATGTGCCTTAATTTATGCCTTCTTTTGAAGCCTACTGACTACTAAAAGAAAAAGTGCATACAAGTTATTGTACGCACTTTTATTTATCATTGCAACCTATAACTAGGTATATTTTGATATTATTTTGTCAAACCTGCTAATTTTAGGATATCTTCTTTGGCATCCATAGCTTGTTTCATTCCTTGTTTTGCCAAATGTTTGGCTACGTTTTTTACCGGATTTCCATATTGATCTTTACGTGGCTCTACATTTTTATAAGGTGGATCAAATGGTGGTTTATCTTTATCATCAGCTTCGGCACTCATAATATTGTTGCCAGGATGGCCACCAACATCTCCCATGCTTTCTACTTTGGATTTTACATTGCCTAATAATTCTTTTAGTCTTGCCAAACCGTCATCTTCAATGTGCCCGTGTTTTTCTTCCCAACGTTTGCTGAGTTTTTCCATAAATTCCATTGCCAATTGTTCTGCCTGTTCGCCTACTTGATCGCCAAACATTTCACTACATTTCTTTTTAACATCTAGTGCTATATTTTCTTTGCCATTGAATGGACCTACATCTGGGTTGTCTTCATTGAATCTGCTTTTTACTAATTTTGCCACTTCTCTGATTACATTTTCTTTGCTCATCATTGTATTTGCAGGACCGCCTTGCTCTTCATTTTCAGCGGCAGGTTGTTGTTCTGTGCCTGTTTCTGGTTGTCCACCGGTATCACTTATGCCTAATGCCACGGCTAGTTCTGGATAGTCTTCGTTGGCCCATAGTTTGAACACTTCGAGTGCATCAGTAGTTGAGTCAACATTGGCCATGTCTTTGAGTTTTTCTTCT